TATAAAACTCTTAGCAGATGATGGTGAAATATTTTTAAACACACAAGAAAAAACAGAACCTTTGGTAAGAGGACAAGTATTAGTTGATTTGATGAGTGAACTAATTGATGCAATCAACAATCAAGTATTTTCAACACCAGCAGGACCTACTGCACTTGGACCAAATAATAGAACTGATTTTTCAAAGTTAAGAGATAAGTTAGATAACTTCTTATCAACAAAAAACTATACGGAGTAAAATAATGTCTTTTCAAGTATTCAAAACAAACATGAGTTTATGGATGCAAACACCAGATAAACTTTCGACTGGTAATGCAGAATCTTATGAAGATTTTGCTGATTATCTTACAACCCAATATGATTTAGCAGTAAGGACAGGAAACCAAACTGCTAACTTAGTTCCAGTCAGTAAAGGTAATAAAGATTTGATGAAATCTTTAATTCAGATTGCATGTTTAAAAGCATTACAAGTAAGAGAAGGTAAACATACATTTATTGATGATATAGGAAAAGCAGTAGTTGGATATTGGACGGGATGTCAATTACAAGCAGGTGTACCACCAGTAATACCAGCATTTGGTGCTATTTATAATATATCAACAGTATATGCATTTTGTACATCACCAGGTACTTGGACTCCATTTGGACCAACTAACCCAATAGATGATAGTGATATTTTTTTAGATATTTTAATTAGTTCTATGAGAATTCATTTAACAACTTTACAATTTTTATATTTTACAACATCTATTTATCCCGGCCCAGCGTTACCTCCTGCTCCTGGTATATTAACTGGTACTGGTTATTTTATACCACCATCAACACCTTCACCACCACCTAATTTAATACAAGTGGTTGAAGAGATAATAGCAAATCAAGTTGATGATAATTCTGATAATCTAACTGAACAAGAAAAAGAACAAATTAAAGAAGAAAAAACTCTAGCAGATAACATCGTTAGTGATACAACTCAAACACCACAAGGTAAACAAGTTGCACAAGAATTTTCTAGTAGAGCATCACAAATGTTATCATCAGGTAAACACGATTCAACACCTGTGTACTTTTCAGATGAAGAATTAAAAGCAATTGATGAATTACAAGAAGATGATTTTAAATGTGAAGCAGGTGCAAGAATTGTAGAAGCAGCAAGAAAAGATATTGGTATTTGTGAATTTAATAATAAAAACTATGGAGGATTCGGACCAGGTGAACAAAGAAATGAATCAGGTAGAATTGATGAAATGGTTGCAAGTACTGGTTTAGATAATGAAGGACAAGTAAGAAAGACAGGAAGTGGATTCTTTTGGTGTGCAGCAGCAACTACCCAATGGTGGAAAGAAGCAGGAATTGAATTACCACCTACATTAAGAGCATTATGTAATGGTTGGTTAGCATGGTCAAAAGAAAAAGGATATTTTTCAAATATACCAAAACAAGGAGCAGCAATATTATATAGAGGAAGTAGAAAACCAGGTGCAGTTCATATTGGTATAGTAGAAAGTATTGTGCCTGGAGTAGGTGTAAATACTATTGAAGGAAACACTGGTGGTGGAGCAGCATTTGCTGATAATGGTGGTGGGTGTTATCGTAAGTTAGCAAAGTGGAGTAAGGGTAATATTATTGGTTTTGTAAACCCACCTGATTGTCTATAACCATAAAATAGATAATAATATATTTATATTAGTAAGAATAAATTAAAAATTATGAATTCAAAACAATTAGTTAAAGTAATTAAAACATTAGTAGAAGCAGAAGTAGCAAAGAAACACGAACAGTTTCTTACTCAAACTTTTCCTAAAATATTAAAGGAATTGAATTCTACTAATAAAAAATCTACTGAAGTTGTTGAAGCAACAAAAGAAGTAGACCCATTTGTACAAGCAGAACTTGCTTTACAAGAAGAACGAACACAGCCTAAAAGAAAATTCACTAAAAATGAAGCAATCAATGAGGCTTTAAACAATACAAAACCATTTACATCTGCCCAAAGAAAGGGTGGGGTTGAACAAAAATCAGTTTTAGATAGTTTTCAACAAAATACAGTAAATGAAAGTATGGATAAGACAGTAACATTTAATCAACAAGGTGCTGGTGCAGGAGTAGAAGGAATGAGAGCAAACATGGCAGCACAGATGGGTTACGGTGATTTTAAGAAAGGACCAAGTAAAACTGGTCTTGGAGTACAGACAGGATTACCTGGTTTAGATAAAATTTTAAATAGAGATAATTCTGAATTAGTAAAAAAATTTAAAAGATAATATAGGAGAAAATTGTGGCGTATATTCTTGATAAAAAAGTTGTAACTGATACTGAAGAGTTTTCAAATCAGGCATATGGTATTACTTTACCAGTGCAAAGAGGAAACTCAGGTTTCTTTGCAACTGCATTTACTTCTTTTGAACAAGCAAAAAGTAACTTAAAGAATTTACTTTTAACAAGAAAAGGAGAAAGAATGTTACAACCAAACTTTGGTTCTGGTATACATGAACTATTGTTTGAACAAGCTACAGATAATCTTGAAGAAAGATTACAAGAAAATATTACAGATAGTGTAAACTTTTGGTTACCATATATAAACATAGATACCATTGATGTAGAAATGACTGATGAGATGAAAGATAGATACATGGCAAAGATGAAAATTCAGTTTACAGTTGGTAATGTTTTTGAACCACAAGAAGTAACATTTATAGTTGAAGGGTAGTAAGATATGGCATTAAATAGTATTCAAAGAAAACCAAACGCTGGAAGAGATATAAAATATCTAAATAAAGATTTTGAAAACTTTAGAGATAATCTAATTCAGTATGCAAAAACTTATTTCCCAACAAGTTATTCTGATTTTAATGAAGCATCACCAGGTATGATGTTTATTGAGATGGCATCTTATATTGGAGATGTTCTTTCATATTATACTGATGATACATTAAAAGAATCTCTAATAACCACAGCAGAGGACAGAGAGAATGTTATTGCACTTGCTGAGTACTTAGGGTATAAACCAAAAGTTACTTCACCAGCGATTGTTAAATTAAGTGTATATCAAACTGTACCATCGATTGGAAAAGGAACAACTGATGTTAGACCAGATGATAGATTTTATTTAAGAATAAAACAAGGAATGAATGTAAGAGGTACCTCTGAAGGACAACTATTCAGAACAACTGAAGTATTAGATTTTGCATCAGAGGATGAAAGAGAAATTTCAGTTTATCAAACAGATAGTGATGGAGAACCAACTCTTTACCTAATCAAAAAATTTGTTAACGCAATATCAGGTGAACTTAAATCTATAACACATAATTTTGGTGCAACTCCACAAGCATTTGCTAAAGTTCCTTTGATTGAAAAAAATGTAATTGATATTGTAGATGTGAGGGATTCAAATAGTAACAAATATTATCATGTTCCTTATTTAGCACAAGAAATGGTATTTACAGATTATGCTACAGGTGAAGCTACAGATAAAAATCTTGCACAATTTAAAGATAGTGTACCGAGTGTTTTAAAAACATTAAAAACAACAAGAAGGTTTACTACTAAAGTAAATGCAGATAATACAACAACATTAGTATTTGGTGCTGGTAATTCTACATCATCTGATGAGCAATTAGTACCTTCATTCAAAAATGTAGGATTAGGATTAAAATCATCAATTGATAAATTAGGTGCATCATTTGACCCTGCAAACTTTTTAAAGACAACATCTTATGGACAAGCACCAACAGGTACTTTTACAATAGATTACATAGTTGGTGGTGGAGTTGAATCAAACATTGGAGTTGGAGAGTTAGTACAAATAGATAGAATAGAATTTGATGATGATAGAGAAACCTTTAACACAAATGCTGAAAGAACACTATTACAACAATCTAAAAACTCAGTCGCATGTGATAATGAACAACCTGGTACTGGTGGTAAAGGTGCTGATACAACAGATGAAATCAGACAAAACGCACTTGCAAACTTTGGTTCACAAAATAGAGCAGTAACAAGAAAAGATTATCAAGTAAGAGCGTTATCACTACCAGCAAAATTTGGTGGTGTTGCTAAAGCATTTTGTGCACCAGATGGAGAACTAGATAACAATTCACCATCCTCTATACTAACTGATAAAGATTCATTAGATGAATTTGTAGGATTGGTACAACAACTAAAAGATACTGATGTTTCAGAAAAAGAAATTAAAAATAAAGTTGTTCAATATCTAGGTGCTAAAAAGAGAAATATTAATGAGAAGAATAATCCATTTGCAATTAACTTGTATGTATTGGGTTATGATTCACAAAAGAAACTTTCAACTTTAAATCAAGCAGTAAAAGAAAATCTAAAAACTTACTTAAGTGAATATAGATTACTTACTGATGGTGTTAATATTTTAAATGGATTTATTATTAACATTGGTGTTGATTATGAAATAAAAGTATATAGTGGGTATAATAAAAGACAAGTACTTACAAGAGTTCAAGCAGAACTAGAAAATTACTTTAGTATTGATAATTGGACATTTAATATGCCAATAAACATTTCTGAAGTTGAATTATTAATTGCTGGAGTAGAAGGAGTACAATCAGTACCTAAGTGTGAGATTACAAATAAATGTTTAGGTCAGTATTCACAAAACTCTTACAATATTACAGATGCGACTAAAGGGAAAATAGTTTATCCATCTTTAGACCCATCTGTTTTTGAGGTAAAGTTTCCAAATAAAGATATAAGAGGGAGAGTAGTATAATGTATTATTTTGTAACAGCTTCTAAGGATGCAAGTATTTACTTACAACAACCAACACAAAACACTGGTTTAGATGAAATACTTGAGGTATCAAAAGTTTACTATGGTAATCTTAAGGATATTGCTCGTTCTTTAATTAAGTTCGAAACTACACCACTATCATCTTCGATTGTAAGTGGTGAAGTAACCATGAGTCAAGCAGAATTGATTTTAAGAGAATGTGAGGCAAACGAAATACCAAACGATTATGAAATATATGCTTTTCCAGTCTCGGAATCTTGGGATATGGGAATCGGAACTAGATTTGATGATATAACTACCGATGGATGTTCTTGGGAAACAAGAAAAACAAATATTAATTGGTTAGTTGGTTCCGCATCTCTTGAAAGTTCAGGTTCATTTAATGGAAAAGGTGGTATGTGGTTTACAGGCTCATCTGCTACTCAATCATTTAGTTATGAATCGGAAGATATTGTAATG